ACGGCCATGTATCAGCTCTCGCAGGCTATCGCTACCGGTACGGTTCGTCTTATGGACTGGAACTCCGTGGTCAACGCCGGAATGGGGGGCGAGCAGTTCCAAGAGGCCTTGAAGCGCACGGCTCGAATCCACGGCGAGGCGGTGGACGAAGCCATTGCGAAAGAGGGGTCCTTCCGTGATTCCTTGCAGGACGGATGGCTCACATCCGAGGTTATGCTCGAGACCTTGAGTCTTATGACCGGCGACTACTCCGAGGAAGCCATCCGCGCGATGGGCTATACCGAGGAGGAGACCCAGGCGATCATGGAGTTCGCGGAGACCGCCAAGGGTGCCGCGACCCATATCAAGACCTTCTCGCAGCTTGTCGGCACGGTCAAAGAGGAACTGGGCTCGGGGTGGGCCACCACTTGGCGAATCGTTCTCGGCGACTTCGAGGAAGCCGAACAGCTTTGGACCAGTATCGGAAACGTCATCACGTCCAAGATCTCCGACATTTCCAGCGCCAGGAACAAGATGCTTCTGGAATGGAAGGAACTGGGCGGTCGAGACGAACTCCTGCGCGGCCTGAAGAACTCCTTCGAGGCACTGATCAAGCCCATTCAGGCTATCGGTAACGCCTTCGGGAGGGTGTTCTCCGGGCCGTCGGCTCAGGGACTTTACAACGTCACTAAAGCCTTTGCGGACTTCACGGCCACGCTGGTCATGAACGATCGGACGATGGAGGTCATCACCTCTTCGTTCGAGGCTCTGTTCAGCGCCGCCAAGCTGGGTCTTGACATATTCGTCGACCTGGCGAAGATCGTCGGCTCGGTCCTCTTCGGAGCGTTCCACATCCTCACGACCGTTCTCGGCATAGCGATCAGGTCCACAGGGGGTCTTGTCGGGGTCATCCGTGACGCTGTGAACTGGTTGCGAAACTGGTACGAGTCTCTCAATCTGTCCGAGCGAGTTATCACCGCGATCACAAATGCCTCGAACAAGATGGCGGACGCCATGGCTCGCACGGTCACCTGGACAAGGCAGCTCGTCGCCGGATTCAAACAGGGGTTCACTTCGGAATACGCCTCCACATGGGATCGTCTCACGGATGCCGTCGAACGACTGTGGAAGGCGATGAAGATCGCGGGCACCGTCATCAAAGACGTGATCCTGGAGCCTTTCAGGCAGCTCAAGAACGACAGTGGGCCTGTTGGGGACGCTGTTAACGCCGTCGGAACGGCTGTTGGCGCCGCTGGAACCGCCGCAGAGAAGGCGGGCGGATGGTTCGTGCAGCTCAAGGACAAGATCGTCGCGTTCTTCCGTGGAGCGGACGAGAATTCCGAGGGGTGGGGCAAGTCGTTCGCCGACAAACTCCTCCCTTTGACGGACCAGCTCATCGACAAGATCGATCATCTCTCCGACCGCACCATGGTATGGGGCAACACGATCGCTAACTGGGTATCGCCGCGCGCTCAGGCATTGGCCAAGCACGTCGACGAGCTCAGGTCAAAATGGAGTGAATTCAAGGACAGTCTTGGGGACGTCGACTTCTCGTGGACCGATAAACTGAAGTCCGCAGTCGCCGCAGTGGGCTCTGGAATCGGCAACGTGTTCTCCGGCATGAAGTCCGGGAGCATCGACTGGTCCCCGTTCACCAAAGCGTGGAATGATCTTAAAGAGATCGTCTCGCATTACACCGAGCGGGTGAGAGGCGCCATTTCGGTGACGTCTCAGTTCGTCAAGAATCTGGATCTGGGAAGTAAAGTCTCCTCCGGGTGGTCGAACTTCCTCGGCCTGCTGAAGAACATCATCGGGTTCCTCTCGAAGCTCGGGGAGTTCGCGGTGTTCGTCGGCGGCAAGATCAGGAATGCACTCGAACCGATCTTCGGCGGAATTCTCAGCCAGTTCAAGAACGGCGATTGGCAGGGGCTCTTCGATAATCTTGTGAAGGGCGGCGCTCTGGCCACATTCGTCGTCCTGGCCAAGAAGGTGACCGATACCCTCAAGGCCATGAAAGAGACGTTCGAGGGCTGGGCTGGAATCGGCGACAGCGTCAAGGGCGTCATCGACGGGTATGCCGAGAGCATGGAAGCGGCCACTGGTAAGGTGAAGGCCGAAACGCTACTCATCTACGCGGCTGCTATCGGTGTCCTGGCAGCATCCTTGTGGATTCTGGCTCAGGTTCCCGCGGAAAGCGTCATGGCTTCCGGAATCGCCATCGGTGTGGCATTCACGGCCATTACCAAGGCCATGGAGAAGATGAACGACTCCATGAGCGCCGTCTCATCGGGCAAGATGATCGTTCAAGCAGCGGGTTTGATCCTGGTCTGCACGAGCATCATCATCCTCGGACACGCCATGCAGAATGTCGCTTCTCTCGGCTGGGGCGGAATCATGAAAGGCCTCGTCGGGGTCGGAGCGGCCATCGGCATGCTGGTTGTCCTGGCGAACACTATGGGGTCTCCGCGTCAGCAGACGAAGTTCATCTCTTTCGGGCTGGCGATGAATCTCATGGCCGCGGCAACGCTCGTCATGACCAAGGTCGTCAAGAATCTCGGGGAGATGGATACCGGGAGCCTCATTCAGGGCGAACTGGCTCTGGCTGCGCTGCTCGTCATCGTCGGAATCTACGCCGAGATCTCGAACAAGAAGGTCAGCATCGGTTCGGCTTTGGCGTTCCTGGCCATCGCCTACGTCTTGAAGCAACTGAGCGTCATTATTTCGGAATTCGCGGCAATGCCGTGGTCCGACTACCTCAAGGGCGTCGTTATGATGGGGCTGGTGCTCGCCGGGCTCATCGTCGCGATGAACTTCAGCGACTCCAACATCACCGGTGCAGCCACTTTGATGATCGCCGTCCTCGCCGTCAAATTGGCGGCTTCTGAGATAGCCAATATCGCCTCCATGGACTGGGGGACCTATCTCAAGGGTGTCACCATGATGGGACTGGTGCTCGCAGCTTTGGTCGTCGCCACCACTCTTGCAGACGGCGGGATCCTCGGAGCTGCTGGCATTATCCTGACGGCCCTGGCCATCCAAATCCTGGTCCCAGCACTCCAAGCACTGGCCGACATGTCATGGGGCGAGTTGCTGGAAGGGCTTACGGGTCTTGGTCTGGCTTTGGCCGTTGTGGTCGTCGCGGGGTACGCAGCTACCGGTGCGGCTATCGGACTCCTGGCTCTAGGCGTGGCTATCGGACTCATAGGCGCAGGTGTCGGTCTGGCGGCCATCGGTCTAGCGGCGTTCATCGAAGCGCTCACGGGGCTCTTGTCCCTCGGCGGTCAGAGTGTCGAACTCTTCCTGCAACTGTGTCAGGGCCTTATCGACATGCTGCCATCGCTCGGCACGAACGCCGCGCAGGCGCTGATCAACTTCTGCCAGGTCTTGGTCGACAATCAGCAGACGGTCGTCGACACGATCACCTTGCTGATGACGGCGATCGCTCAGGCGGCTATCAACTCGGCCCCGACAATCGTTGAGGCGTTCGGTGTCATCACCATGGCTATACTCGACAAGTTCGTCGAGCTGACGCCCCAGGTGACGCAGGCCGCATTCGACATGATCATCGGGTTCATCGATACCTGCACGGCGAATATGCCGACATTGGTGTCCTCAGGAGCCAACCTGATTCTGTCCTTCTTGCAAGGGCTGAACGATTGGATTCCGACGATCGCTGATGCTGCCACGACCGCCATCGTGACCTTCATCACGGCCATCGGCGACAACTCGCCCAGAGTGGTTAACGCCGCGTTCGACACCGCTATCAAGTTCATCAACGGTCTTGCGGATTCTATTCGCAATAACAAAGATCGCTTGTATGACGCGTGCGGGAACCTGGTGGACGCCATCAAAGGCTTCATCATGGAGGGTATTGAACGAATCAAGAGTCGCATCAAGTCGAAGGCCGGAGAACTGGGCAGCCACCTGGTCGACGGTATCAAGAATGCCATTCGAAACGGTGTTTCAGGAGTCGTCAACCAGATCAGGGACTTGGCCAACCGGGCCATCGCCAAGGCGAAGGATTTCTTCGGGATTCATTCGCCTTCCAGGGTCTTCTACGAGATCGGCCAGTACAATATTCAGGGTCTGGCCAACGGTCTCAGGGACTCCGGTGAGGCTATCGGCGCTATTTCCGACCTGAGCGACACTTTGACCGGGTCGATGAAAGCCGCTATGGACGGTCTCGACTACTCGAGTTACCTCGACGAGTCCACCCTGAGCCCCGAGATCAAACCGGTGATGAACCTGGATAACATCACCGAGGGCGTCGATCAGATGCAGCAGCTCCTGAATCAGGACGATCTCGTGGCGCCCGTAACGGCGCAATTGGCTTCGCAGGCGGCCGCACAGCCTGCCGTCACGGCCCAGCCGCAGCCTCAGGCTACAGGCGATAGGCCGTTCGGAGACGCGCAGTCGGTCGTGTTCAACCAGTACAACACGTCTCCTCGAGAGCTGTCGACAGCGGAGATCTATCGGCAGACGCACAACCAACTGAGTCAGGTAAGGGAGGCCATGTATCAGCTATGATCCGCACCATCGTCCTCACCAATCCCGGTGGCGAGACGTTGGCGCTTGATCTCTTCGAGCCGTGGAATACCGGGATCGCCGTCAAGAACGTCGACGGTCTCGGTCCCGGCAAGGCCGATATTAACACCACCGACCTTGCCCTCACCGACTCAGCTCTCTTCAACGGTTCCAGGGTGCAGAAGCGCACCATCTCTCTCACCCTGGTTCCGATGGAGACCCCCACGCAGGACGTGGAGCAGTCCAGGCAGAAGATCTATCGGTTCTGCCAGATCAAGCGACCAGTACGAATCACCGTGTATGCCGACCACCGTCAGGTGTATACCGACGGATATGTCGAGTCCTCAGAGCCCGACATCTGGTCCAATCTGGAATCTCACAAAATCTCAATCCTCTGTCCTTACGGCTATTGGTACGACAACCGCGATGATGCTTCGGACCTCATCAACTTCGACGTTGAGGAACCCTCGTTCGAGTTCTCCTGGGAGGACCCTCTCCCCGATTCCCCAGCACTGGAGTTCTCGCGCACCCTGTCCGACAAGACGGCTGTGGTGAACTACGAGGGTGATGTCGAGGCCGGGTTCCTCCTTCGCATCAAGATACTCAAGGCCAATCCGCTTCCGATCACCTTGACCGAGACGGTCTGGCAGCAGACGATGAAGCTCACGGGCAAGTGGACCCCGTCCGCCACGGCGTACCAGCCGTCTGTCGGAGACACCATCGAAGTGGACACTCGTGTCGGTCGAAAAGGAATCTATCTGGAGAAACCGAACGGAACTCGTTACAAGGGAATGTACTTCCTGGACTTCAACTCCGACTGGCTGCTAATGCATCCAGGACGAAACGAATTCCACTACGCCATGTCCGACAAGACGGCTGTGGATATTCGATTCACCACGGACATCACATATCAGGGGGTGTGAATGTATCTGGCCGTACTCGACGAGTCCTGCAACCTGACGCATCTCGTCGATGACTATATTTCGGTAGTGTGGACGGAGCGCTTCCACGGCTACGGCGATTTCAAGCTGATCGTGCCCGGAACGTACGAAAACCTCCAGGAGTATCAGCTGGATTATTACTTGTTCACCAAGGATACGAACAAGCTGATGATCATCGAGCAGGTCGAGATGGAGGCGCACTACGGCGAGTCCAGCACCCTCACGATCTCTGGCCGCTCGATCGAGTCCATCCTCGACAGGCGAGTACTCCACCCGTATCCGGTGAACGACTACACCATCTGCGCGAAGCACGAGTCCACCAACGGCATCATCCGAGACGTCGTCAAGGACATGACGAACCTCCTGTTCAAGGTCGACGATTCGAGTCACCCGAGACATGTGCAGGGATTCCGCTGGTACCATCCCTGGGATCTACCAGCGGATATTCTGCATGGCCGTGACGGAAACGCCATGGATATAGGCTCGATGCGGCTCGGATCCAATGAAGCGATCAGGACGTCCTCCGGCTCTCACGTTGAGAATGCCGGGGTCTACGGCGAGGCCACTTGGGACCAGTACATCATGCAGGGCTCGTGGTACTCCTTGATGCAGGATATCACGGACCTCAACATGAGCGGATGGGCGATCGAGTTCGCCGACAACGATCCGTGGTACTGGTACGGGTATGCGTATCTCGGGATCAACCGAACGGATTCGCAGAGCACTAACCCTCCCGTGACGTTCTCGCCCTCGTTCGAGAACCTGTCCAAAGGCACATATCTCAAGTCCAAGGTCGGGACTCGAACGAAGATCTTCTCCGGACTCCAGCAGGTGCACGTCACCTCCGGCATGGAGCAGGAGTACATGTGGCAGACGGACGTCAACATCCAGAACGAGTCCGTGCGTGTCGGCACCAATGGCCTCGGTCTGCGAGAGGGATATCTCGAGAATCCCGGGGTTATGACGCATAACGGGTACCTGGCCACTAGTCGGGACTCCGCGAGAACCGGGAACACTGGCGTGGACCCCGAGGCCGCCAGACGGCAGCTGAAGGACAAGTGCGACACGGAACTGTGGAAGCACATGCCCATTCAGATGTACGAAGGTGTTGCCGCAGTCAACTCGATCTACAAGTACCGCGAGGACTTCTTCCTGGGCGACTTCGTGCAGATCGAGAACGAGTACGGCCAGAAGGACGTCGCCCGGGTGACCGAGTACGTTCGCTCATCAGACGTCAACGGGGACACCTTCTACCCCACGTTCTCGTCTTTGTCAGATCTACAGAAGAGTAAGCCGGGGTTGAACATCAAATGACGCTTACCAGTGGTTTCTACTCCTCGAAGGACGGGGACCGCAAATATTCAGCAGAACAGATGGGTGAGCTCTTCGACGGCCTCATCCATTACGGCATCTACCAATCGTACGGCCAGGCCCTGGGAGTCACGGCGATCAGTGGGAAGTGGGCCGTTCGCATAGGCACGGGTCGCGCGTTCCTCAACAAGACTTGGGTGAACAACGACGCGCCGTACGACCTTCCGCTCGAGCAGCCGGACGTCACCCACCCTCGCTGGGACTTGGTCTGCTTGCGCATCAACAGGGATCCGTCGGTCAGGGCTGCGTCGTTCGCCGTCTACAAAGGCGTGTCCAGCAGCAATCCACAGGTCCCGAACGTGCGGAACACGGACCTCGACAAGTGGTACCCACTGGCGAGGATTCGCACGAGTCCCGGTATGCAGCAGGTCACATACAACCAGATCTGGAATGCCCGAGGTTCGTCCGCTACGCCTTGGGTGACGGGTGTCGTCGAGAGTCTCGACGCCTCGACCCTCTATGCCAAGTGGGACGCCCAGTACGAGCAGTGGTCCTCTGAACAGCAGAAGGCGCAATCTCTGAACTTCCAGAACTGGATGTCCGAGCAGAAGTCGGACTACGAGTCCTGGCGCAACACCCTGAAGACCACCCTCGACGGGAACGCCGCGACGAAACTAGCTCAGCGTCTCGATGCTGTTGAGAAACAGATCTCGTCGTTCACGCAGGGCGTGGCGATCAAGGACGTCCTTCTGGACGCTCAAAATGGCGCGGAGATCCAGGACCATGCGGGCAACCCCATCAACGCCCAGCGCCTCTACATGATGGTTTGAGAAGAGGAGTATATCTATGAAGATCTCGGACTATCCCGAGGCCACATACATCGGTCCGAACACCGATTACTTCGTCGTTCAGAACGGCGCCACCAGCACGAAGAAGATCAACGCGGACTCATTCCGGTTCGCGATGTTCGACAACGTGCCGATGATGCACCGCGTCCTGGCCAGGGGTTACAACCTCGGTTCGTCGTTCACGAGTCAGCAGCAAGCCGCCATTTCCTCCGGTCAGTTCACCAACTTGTGGATCGGCGACTACTGGACTACGGGCGACACGAAGTGGTACATCGTCGATTTCGACTATTGGGGCGCGTGCGATCAGTCGATCGGTCGCCACATCGCAGTTATGCCCGACCGCAACACGTCTTCGGCAGTGATGCACCGAGGAGAGTACTGCGGCGGATTCCGCAACAGCGAGCTCTTCGCGGCCCTGAACGACAACCCGAAGACAAATGCCACGAAGGCCTACGGTCTATTCGGCGAGTCGCATATTCTCGCGCACAACTCCTGGTTCGAGAACCGTTGGGACACGGACACCAAGTACGGCGGCACGGTTCGCGAGGAGGGATACCGTCTCTACGCCCAGAGCGGCGAGGTGTTCAAGATCAAGGTTACAATTCCCACCGAGCAGATGCTGTTCGGTGCGCACGTTAAGCAGTCGTTCCAGAACGGCTCCGAAGGCTCATACCGGGCAGAGTGCCGTCAGCTCAGGTATTTCCAGCTGTTCAATCACCAGAATCCGAACGAGGATTTCTGGCTCCGCGACCAGACGTGGGTCAACTACTTCAGTGCCTGGAGGGGGAACATCGCTCGTGATGAAATTATGACGAGCTCTCTCGGAATCCGGCCGGTTCTGGCTATCGGAGGCTGACACGTGCGCCCAGAAGTCACTATGATATTGACCATCCTGACGAGTGTATTAGCATCTAGTGGTCTATGGGCATTCTTGGATCGACGGGCGGAAAGGAAGGACGCTCGAACACAGCTCCTTCTGGGTATTGCGCACAACCAAATTATGGCTCTCGGGACGGCGTATCTGTCTCGAGGATACATCACCATCGACGAGTACGAGGATCTGCAGAAGTATCTGTATTCCCCGTATTCGTCTTTCGGTGGTAACGGCATGGCCGAGAAGGTCATGAAGGAAGTCCAGGAACTTCCGATACATTTTCCGGAGACTCGCAAGCACTACAGACCGGAGGACAAACATGTCTAACTCCACCTACGACAAGGCCAAGTGGGTTGCTCTCACCCTGCTTCCTGCACTGTCGGCCCTCTACGTCGCTCTCGCCGCCTCGCTCGGCTGGGGTCACGTGGATGCGGTTGTCGGGACCATCGCCGCCGTCGACACCTTCCTCGGCACGCTCCTCGGCATCTCGGCTAAGAACTACACCCCGTCCACCGACGGAGTTCTGCACGTCGACCACGGCAAGCAGGAAGTCTACGCCGCTCTCGAGAAGCCGGCGAAGGACCTTGCCGAGAACAAGACCGTCACCCTGGTTGTGAACGAGGTCGCCTGATCGCGTCCTAAACATGTCCTATAATGAGAACCCCATCTGAAAGGACAACCCGAAATGAACACTCCAGAACGCAATGCTGAGAACGCCCTGAAGGACGCTTACGCATTCATCGACGGAATGGACCCCGACGCGGAGGCGTACGCGAACGCGCTCGTCAGCATCCGTGAACTGGAAGCCATCTGCGCGAAGCATCGAGACGAAACTCGGCGTGCTGAGAAGCACGAGAGCGAACTCGATAAGCAGCGAGCAGTCAAGCTTCCGTCCCCGGACACGATCGTCACATGCGCGACGTCTCTCGTGTCGGTCCTCCTCGTCGTGAAAGCCGAGAGCATCCTGCCGGTTACCAGCAAGGCACTCGGATTGATCACGAAGGTCCGTATCTGACCGTTCAACGTCCCAGAACCCATATTCGAGCAACTCGCAAGAACATGGGTTCTGGGACTCGGATTCTAAAAATTCCCGGGTGGGCATTCAGGACTCGCGAACTCAACATGCCCCATAATGAGACCCCGACTATTGGAAGGAATACACCATGTCCTACGGCACCAAGCTCAAGGAGATCGCTCTGCACGACTCGCTCGCGGTTTGGCTGTACCTCGACAACCTCGAGAAGACAGCCGATCCCGTGTACGCGAACGCGCTCGAGCGGCTTGCTTACGAGCGGCTTGCTCAGGATCACGCGACCTCCTGAACATACTCACAACTCACCCCCCCCCACGAACCCCGTAACAAGGGTTCTGGGTTTCCTCGACAAGATAGGAGCACACATGGGTTCTGCACTGGTGACGACAGCATCCAAGTGGATCGTCCGGAACCTCCCGGCCATCCTGACGGGGTCCGCCGTGGCGGGTCTTGGGGGAACCGTGTATCTGGCCGTCAAGGCGGATCGCGAGGTCCAGGCCATCAAGCGCCGGCAGCGCACGTTCAACGAGAAGGATTGGAAGACCAAGTACAATGTCGCCTACAAGCTCTACGTCCCCGCAGCCCTCGCCGGCGCGGCAACAGCGGCGTCCATCGTGGGTGCCTTTGCGATCGGGAATCGTCGTCAAGCCGCAGCAGCCGCAGCCTACGCGTTCACGAAGGAGTCGTACGACCGCTACCGTGCCACGACACGACAGGAGATTGGCGACGAGCGGGAACGTGAGCTTGCTACTGAAGCTGCTGGTCGAGTGAAGACTCCGGCCACTACGACAGTCGTGGGATCAGGGGATGTCCTGTTCTACGACGGGCACAGCGGTCGCTATTTCCACTCCACGATCGAGACTGTTCGGCAGATCCAGAACAACCTGAACTACCAGCTGCTCAAGGGCGATCTGGTGTCTCTGAACGACTTCTACGCGGCTGTTGGTCTTGAGCCGACGGATCTCGGCCAGCAGCTGGGCTGGAACGAGCCGAATGCGATCGATATTCGTTTCGGATCCACGATCACGGATGACGGTAAGCCCTGCGTTGTCACGGATTTCCTTCTTGAGCCCACGGAGGCTTGGTTCCGGTTCGCGTGATGAACACGGATTATAACGAGAGAAAGGAACCACCATGACAAGTAGAATCTCATCCGTTGCTGGATTTGTCGCTGACGTCACTGCCAGTGCTGCAGCCGACGCGATTCTGATGTCGTTGTGTCCTCCCGCCGGCACCGCCGTTACGGTGATGCGCCACGTGGGAGTTCACGCGATTTCAGCCGCAGTCGGCTCCGCCACGGGCAAGTCGATGAGAGAACAAGTCGAGGAGACGGTCGAGACGATTCGATCCATGAAACAGCCCTGAACCGGAGAGCTCGGAGTCCGCAACACGGGCTCTGGGTTTCTCCGTTCGCAAGGCCAACATACCCTATAATGAGAACCCATCTATCAGAAAGGAATACTCATGTCTGAGAACACCTCCACCACCGTTGTTGAGAACGAGAGCGAAGACGCCCCCTTCATCACGATCGACTGGACGCAGGCTGTTCCCGCGGCGAAGAAGTTCGCGCGCATTGCTGCTCCCGCAGTCACCGGCATCGCGCTGGCTGTGGTGATCCGCAAGGTCGTGAAGAACGCTTCGAAGCAGGACGCCGACGTGGCCGATCCGACCGAGGGCGTTGACGTTCCCGAGATCGACTCGGCGGACGAGAACGAAGACTGACGCATCCATCCGACAGACACTCGACCCCATGGGCCCCCAACACGGGCTCATGGGTTATCATTTCACCAAGGAGCATTCAATGATCAAGCAGACCGTGACGGCCGAGGACTTCGACGGAAACTCGCACACCCAGACGCTCTGGTTCCACCTCAACAAGACGGACGTTCTCGCCCTTCAGCGAAAGCTGCCTCGGGGAATCGAGGACACGATCGCCACGCTTGCGAACAAGAAGCGCGAGGACGTCACCGACGAAGACACGTGGACGCTGTACGATTTCTTCAAACTTCTGATGGATTCCAGCTACGGGAGAAAGTCGGCAGACGGCCTTCACTTCGAGAAGTCTGAGGAGATCCTCCACGAGTTCCAGTCCTCCATCTTCTATGACGAGTGCCTTCTCGGTCTTGTCCAGAAGGAGGAGAAGGCGATCGCGTTCTTCAACGGCATCTTTCCCAAGACGCTGATCGACCAGGCCAAGGCGGAGCACCCCGAGCTCTTCGCCGCTAACTAACAATAAAACGAAAGGAACACACATGTCCAGCAGCGTTCCGATTCGCGGTTCCCTTCCTGCGAACAGCAACCGTAAGCCCGTCGAGCGAGTCACGTCCAAACCGGCCATCGTCAAGGATCGCACGATCCAGCAGAAGGCGCGGGACGCATTTCTCGGCGACGACGTGAAGAGTGTCGGCGACTTCCTCGTCTGGGACGTGGTTGTTCCGGCGGTCAAGAACACGATCTCGGACATGGTGACCACGGGCGTCAATCGTCTACTCTTCGGGGAGAATAGGACGCCTCTTAGCACTGCCAGGACGGATCACACGTCATATTCTCGAGTCTACCGGGATCGGGGTGACGCCTCGGCCAGGAACCGGGGTTTCGTCAAGCCCGTGGGACAGTACGATTTCTCGAGGATCGTCATCCAGTCCCGAACAGAGGCTGAGGAGGTCCTGAACAACCTTGATCGGACGATCGAGGAGTACGATTTCGCAGCCGTCTCCGACTTCTACGATTACGTCGGTGTCAGCAAGGAGTACACGGACGACCGTTGGGGGTGGCGCGATCTTCGAGGCGCCAGCATCATGCGAGTCGCCGAGGGATACGTCATCAACCTGCCTCGTCCGGAGTCGTTGTGATGAAAGAAACGCCTAGAATCATCTCGTGGATCATTGTCGCCGTAGTCGTCCTCTCGGCGCTATGGGTGATGTGGATCTGCCCGGGAATCATCGCCAAGATCATCATCACGGTCGCCGTAATCGCGTCTCTCCTGTCAGCATCGGTGGAGGATCTTAAAAAATGAAAAATGTCGACTGGCTCTTCGTCCTTTTCTGGTTCTTGATCGCCTGCGCATACGGGGCGATCATCGTCGGGGCCCTGATGAACGGATGGGTTCTGTTCCTGGTCCTCCTGGGGGTTCTGTCAGCTGTGGCTCTTGTTGGTGCAGGGGGCAAGTGATGGGGTTCGGCGTATTATGCATCGTTTCGATAGTTCTGTTCGCCGCCCTCATGGAATGGACGCTCAGATGAGTGCCTCGAGCATCGTCTTCGTCATTCTCGTCGGAATCGTCTGGGCCTGCTACGATGACTTCCCCGACTGACTCGGTGGTGGACGATGTCCTCACAGCAACCGTCTCCGCCCTGGCGGTACTCAAGATCGCTGGGGCGGAGCGAGCGCTGGCATTTCAAACGCTGGCGTTCCTACATTATATGTCACCGAGGGTACGGTATTATGCGTCTATCACGAATGCGAGAGGCGCTGATCGGAATCAACCCGGATCGATCTGACTGGGTTATGACTGTTAACGCCCTCCCCGATTCCAGAATCGTATACTTATATCACTCTTATCGCGAAAGGAACTTCATCGAATGAGTTCATCGATCCTGACCAGGGGCTTCGGTAAAGCCTCTCTGGTCGTATCCAAGCACGCCCCGGCCGTCCTCACGGCTCTGGGGGTTGCCGCTTTCACCACCAGCACTGCCCTGGCCGTCAAGGAATCCTTCACTCTCACGGGCGAGGTGTACGACGACCTTCTCGAGATCAGTGATCTCAAGGAGACTCCCGAGCCGTCTGAAAAAGAGGCTCAGCAGGAGCTCGCCACCAGGCGCGCCAAGACTTACGGGCGTTTTGTTCTCAAGGTCGCCAAGCACTACCGTCCCGCTTTGATCGCGGGCGCTATCGGCACCGTGAGCGTCGTTTCAGCGCACCGTCTGTCCGCCAAGCGCATCGCGGGGCTGACCATGGCGGTTGCTGCCGCCGACGAGTCTCTGCGCAAGTACAAGAGCGCCATCGAGAAGGCGTTCGGCGCCGAAGCGGTTCAGGAGGCCTTGAGCAAGAGTCGAGAGGCGATCCTGTCCGAGGCCGTCAAGGTCGACGATGACGGCAACGAGAGCGTAGATGACGTGAGTGTCCTCGACCAGTACGGCATGTCGCAGTACGCCGTGGTGTTCGACGAGAACGCCTCTCTGTGGGAGCCTAACGAGGACTTCGACATCATGATGCTGAACGCTCAGGAGAAGTACCTGAACAACAAGCTCATGTGTGATGGTTACGTGCTTCTCAACGACGCGTACACTACCCTGGGTCTGCCCAAGACGTCTGCTGGAGCGGTCGTCGGATGGGTCTACAAGGGCGGTGAAGGAGACGGCTACATCTCCTTCGGGGACTTCGAGTCCTGCAATGTCCGCCACTACGACGCCGCCAGGGGTCGTGAAGTTACTGATTTCTTCCTGGACTTCAACGTCGATGGCGTGATCTGGGACAAGATCGATGAGGTTTCTGTCCGATGAATACTAAAGTTACTATTGTTGCCGCTTCCGTGCTGGGGGCTGTCGCGGGCTTCGGCCTTGGATATTCTCTGGCGCGGCGCAATGCCGCCCAGGAGAAGGATGAACTTCAGAGCTCTCTCGAGGCGGCGCACAAGGATGTTGAGGTTTATGCGCAGCACGCGACCGAGTCAGCCAAGACCGTCGAGAAGCTCGAGGAGAAGAGCAAGCGGCTCGAGTACGAAAACGGCCGCATGTCATACCAGGTTCAGCAGATGAACGAAGCGAAGCGCATTCGCAAGCTCGTCGAGGAGGACTACGCCAAGAACCCCGACATCATCGATGAGCCGGTCGACATGGAGCACTCGAGCCAGGAGGCTTACGAGGCTGTTCCAGAGAGTAAGCGCATGGAGGTCCGGTACTACACTGTCGACGACGTCCTCTGCGATTCGAACAACGTCGTGATCGAGGATGTCAATGGGTGGATCGGAGAGATGGGCGCCCAGAGCACTTTGGGGTATCTAACCACCTTCTACGTCTACAACACTCACAAGGACCTGCAGATGAAGCTCGAGATCGTAGAGGATTCATACGAGCAGGACGTTCTTAGGAATATCGACGAATGAGAACTCTAGAGGATATTGAGAAAGAGCTGCAGGACGGATGGTATTTCGACGCCCTATACGACCTCGTAGCCAAGAACCGCGAAAACGTCACGGACCTGTCCTACAGGATGCTTCTGGGTGTCCTGGACAAGGTGGAGTTCAGGGACACCCGCGGTATAGACGATAATCGCGTTAAAGACGCTCAGGAGCTTCGTGCTGATCTGATCTCCGAGAATGACCTGGACCACACATACGTGCGTCCTTTCGCGAACGTGTCCTTTCTGGAGGTAATTATCGCAATCGCCAATCGCCTCGGACAGATCACGGGAGACGATGACACGACGTTCTGGTTCTGGGAGATGGTCTCGAATCTGACACTCGACGGAATCGACGACTCCGAGTTCTGGTCGGACCCGGAGAGCTATGAAGCCGAAATTCTCGATCGTGCTGACGACGTCATCAACATCAACTACGACCGAGACGGCCTTGGTGGCCTGTTCCTTCTCAGAGAGGGGGTAGCGCCTCAGGATATGCGAGACACTGAGCTATGGTACCAGATGCAGTACTACGCGAACGAGGTGTCTCCCTTGTAAGGAGAACACATGAGTTTTTTCAAAGTGACGGAGTACGAGGACCGTAAGACCAAGGTTCGCAAAGTCCGTCCGTCATATCGAAACACGTGCCCTGATGACCTGATCATTCGCGGAGGCGCTTTCTACGCGGTATATTTGCCTGAAAAGGGCTTGTGGTCCACCGAGGAATTCGATCTCGTGCATTTGGTCGACAAAACGCTCGAGTCGTATTCCTCGGAGCACGGGGATCCGAAGGTGATGAAGCTCGAGGACCAGGACAGCGGGCAGTACAAGTTGTTCAAGTCCTGGTTACGGAACATGCCGGACAACCCGCGCGCTATGGACCGCAATATCCTATTCCACTCCTCTCCAAAACGCAAGGAGGACTACGCCACCAAGCGTCTATCCTATGATCCTGTCGCGGGCGACTGCAGCGCCTATGACAAGCTCATGGAAACACTCTTCGAACCTCCGGAGAGGCAGAAGCTGGAGTGGGGCGCTGGCTCGATCCTTGCGGGGGACAGCAAGAAGATTCAGAAATTCTTCGTGCTATACGGTCGCGGCGGCGTTGGTAAGTCCACGTTCTTCAGGATTCTCAACATGCTGTTCGAGGACTATGTGGGGACATTTCAGGCGAAAGCCCTTGGGCAGGCGCAGAACCGTTTCGCTCTCGAGCCTCTCAAGTCGAATCCGTTGTTGGCGATCGACGATGACGGCGACTTGAGCAGGATCGAGGACAACACCCGACTCAATCAGATCGTCTCTCATGAGAGGCAGATCATGGATGAGAAAGGAAAGGGCCTGTACGAGATCGCGTTCGACACGATGCTCTTCGTCGGAACAAACTCGCCGGTGAAGATCACGGACGCGAAATCCGGGGTTATTCGACGTTTGATCGACGTTCGCCCTTCGGGGTATCGGCTGCCCAGAAGCCAATACGAGCTTTGCATGCGGGAGATATCCGAGACGATTCCTCATATAGCGGAGCGTTGTCTAGAGGTGTATCGAACTTTTGGGCCGTGGGCGTACGACGCTTACGAGCCCATTGCCATGCGAAGCAGAACCGAACCGTTGTTCAACTTCGTTCTCGAAATGGAGGACGAACTGGATGACCCGGAGGGCGTCTCCCTGAAAAGGGCTTATTCGTTGTACAAGCAGTACTGCGACATGGCTAATATCGAGTATAAGATGCCGATGTATGTGTTCCGCGAATCGTTGAAGGACTTCTATGATACGTTCAAGGATCGAGATCAGCGGAGCGGAATTAATCGCCGATCGGTGTACTACGGGTTCGATCATGAGTCCCTTCGGAACAAAGACGGAATCGTTCAGGAAAAACCCGAAACTTGGTTGAAACTGGATAGTACGGACTCGTATCTTGACGAGAGGTACGCGGATAGACCGGCGCAGTACGCCACCCCTGACGGGCATCCCGGAAAGCCCTGGGATGACGTCACAAAAACTCTGAAGGAACTCGACACGAGGAGCGAGCACTTTGTCCGTCCACCGGTCAACGAGATCGTCATCGATTTCGATCTCTCTGAAGGGGGATCCAAATCTCTTGAGCGCAATATTGCAGCCGCAGCTCAGTGGCCTCCTACATACGCTGAGCTCTCACGAAGCGGAGGAGGTATCCACCTCCATTACGTTTACGATGGAGACACCGACAGACTCCGAAATTTCGTTGAAGACGGAATCGAGTGCAAAGTCTATCGAGGAAAGTCAGCACTCCGCAGGCGTCTCACCAAATGCGGCGGACGACCGACTCTTGCGCGACTTTCCGAAGGGGACCTCCCTCTCAAGGATGGACCTGTGATCTCGGACACCCGTATGAAGAGCGAGAAGGCCCTGCGCCAACTAGTTCAGCGCAACCTTCGCAAGGAGATACATCCCGGCACAAAGCCGAGCGTGGATTTCATTCGTAAGATCCTGGACGACGCATATTCGTCGGATTTGTCGTATGATGTCTCGGACATGCGCAACCAGGTTATGGCATTCGCGGCATCCAGCACCCATCACGGAGCGTACTGCCTCGAGCAGGTGGCGAAGATGCACTTCCAGTCCGATAACGACGAGGAATCCGAGAATCCGCCCGTGTCGGACGGAGACCTCATTTTCTTCGACTGCGAGGTCTTCCCCAACCTCTTCCTTCTTAACTGGAAGGTCCGGGGAAACGAAAAAGTTGTCCGAATGATCAATCCGGACCCGGAGGAAGTCGAAGCGCTATGCCGGAATCGTCTTGTCGGCTTCAATAACCGGAGGTACGACAATCACATCCTCTACGCACGAATCATCGGATATTCGAACTACGAGATCTACAAGCTCTCGAAGAGGATCATCGAGTCCCACGTCAAGGCCGGCTTCGTCGAGGCGTATAATATCTCCTACACGGATGTGTACGACTTCGCGGCGAAGAAGCAGTCCTTGAAGAAGTGGGAGATCGAGCTCGGTCTCAAGCACGACGAGCTCGGTTTCGATTGGGACGAACCGGTGCCTGAGGAGCACTGGGCACGCGTGAGCGAGTACTGCGATAACGACGTCATATCCACGGAGAAGGTGTTCGAGCATCTCCACGAGGATTGGGTTGCACGTCAGGTTCTCGCCAAGGTGGCCGGGCTTACGCCGAATCACTCGACCAACGCCCTGACAACCCGAATCATTTTCGGCACGGAGAAGCATCCGCAGCTGGTCTACACGGACTTGAGCGAGATGTTCCCCGGATACAAGTACGAACACGGCAAGTCCAAGTACAAGGGCGTGGAAGTCGGCGAAGGAGGTTACGTCTATGCTGAGCCTGGTATTCATCGTGATGTTGCTCTTCTGGATGTTGCATCACTGCATCCTACGTCCATTGAGCAACTCAATCTGTTCGGCGAGTACACGTCGCGCTTTTCGGAGATCAAGAGGGCTAGGATCGCCGTCAAACATGGCGATACGGCATCCGCTGCTAGTCTTCTTGGGGGTGCTCTTGGTCCGTACCTGGGATCGAAGGAAGAGCTCTCAGCCCTCGCATACGCCCTCAAGATCGCCATCAACAGCGTCTACGGACTCACGGCTGCCAAGTTCGACAATCCCTTTCGGGACCCCCGTAACGTCGACAACATCGTCGCGAAACGCGGGGCCCTGTTCATGGTCGATCTGAAGGAGGCTGTGCAGGAACGAGGATTGACGGTCGCGCATATCAAAACCGATTCGATCAAGATTCCCAACGCAACTCCAGACGACATCCGGTTCGTCACGGACTTCGGCAAGAGGTACGGATACGACTTCGAGCATGAGGCCACATACGACCGTATGTGCCTCGTGAACGATGCTGTGTACATCGCGCATGACGAATCGGGATGGCACGCAACCGGAAAACAATTCCAGGAGCCCTATGTCTACAAGAAGCTGTTCACCAGAGACCCCATCGAGTTCGGCGACTACATCCAGGCCAAGTCGGTCACAAGCCGGATGTATCTCGCACCCGATAGTGACGACATCGTACCTGAAGATCTCAAATTCATTGGTCGTGTGGGAACGTTCGTTCCGGTCATCGAAGGAGGCGGAAGACTTCTACGCGAAACGCGTAGAAAAGACGCCGATGGCCAGGACGTCGTGTCCTACGGAGCAGTCGCGGGCACCAAGGGATACCTCTGGATGGAGTCAGGGGACGCTCTTCTGACCGGGGCGAGAATCGACCAGCGATATTATGACAAGATGGCCGAGGATGCCTTGGATCAGATCCGGAAGTACGGCGACGAGGAGATCTTCCGAGCCGTCTGACACTCGGCAGTGGGGTCTTCATCGCGAGCTCTACAAAGCCTATAATGGAGACCCCACTATCGAAAGGAAATACCATGAACAAGAAGCTCGTCAAGATCGCTGTTGCCGCGGTTGTCGCGGGTGCCGTCACAGGCATCTGCCAGGCCGCGTACGACGCGAAGGACAACGAGACCGATCAGGAGAAGTGACTCCGAATCCGTATCCGTGAACAACGGGTATGGATTATCTTTTTTTTTCACAGAGAGGAACACATGGAGACTTTCACACGACGTCTGGATGCCGAGGAGGCGGCGATTCTTCAGGATCATGTTCTCGGTCTTCTGACCACGACGAAGGAGACGCATCTCAGCATTCTGACCGCCCTTGATGAGGAAGTCCCAGAGGTCTGCAGCGACTACGAGGACACTATGCTCACCGTGATGCGCAGGGAGATCTCGCGCATCTCCGATTGGGTCGAGAACTACTGATAGGAGAACACACCATGGCCAACTACATTCTTCGCAACGCACGCCTTCTGTTCCGAAACTTCTCGGGGGCCCCGAACAAGTTCGGCAACACGGACAGGACGTTCTGCGTTATTCTTCCCCCCGACAAGGAGCGAGCGTTCCGGGAGGAGGGCTTCAACGTCAAGACTCTCAAACCTCGTGACGAGGAGGAAGAACCCACGCCCTTCGTCCAGGTCAAGGTTCGTTACGGGTACCGGCCGCCCAAGGTCACTCTGATCGCCGGAGGCGCGAGAACCCCCTTGACCGAGGACACGATCGGTCAGCTGGACTTCGCGGACATCGAGCAAGCCGACTTGAGTATCCGTCCTTACCACGGTCGGACTCGAGCGGGCATTGAGTTCTGCACGGCATACCTCGACAAGGCGTACATCACGATCGCCACGGACGAGCTCGATGCGATTTACAACCCTCCTGTCCCGGAGGAAGAGGAGCCGCCGGAGGAGTGGCGCTGATGATCCGCAAGAAGGACACCGGGAACGGTAAGACGTTCTGGTCGGCGGTCACGGCCGACAGGATTATTCTGCCGAATGGTACGCAGTACGAGCAATTGACCTATGCGCCTACGGGTTGGTATCTCTTCATCGCGGATGACGAGTACTGGCTCTACCCCGCGGAGGAGATCGAGCATATCACCAGCACCCCCGATTCTCGACTGGTGGTGCATCCCGTGGGACAGCCCTATGTGATCTACGACAAGTCGAAGTACAAGTACGAGCTCGATGGCAGTAGCATCATGATTTTGGAGAACTCGGATAGCGTCTCGCATCCGCCGCATTACGCCAACGGCTGGAGCAACGGCGCCGAGGTGATCGACCTCACCGAGCACCTCTCGTTCTGCGCGGGAAACGTCGTGAAGTACGTCTGCCGTGCGGGACGCAAGGATCCCGACAAGCACGTCGAGGATCTGGAGAAGGCTCGGTGGTATCTCGATCGAGAGATCGAAAGAGTCGATGGGGGGAACTGATGCGGTATCCATCGACCAAGAACCTCGCCGGGTACTATCGGACTCGAGCGGGAGCGGTCGTGCGGGCCGAGAAGCTGAACGGCATGTGGACCGTGCATATCGGATCTCGTGACGTCGTGATCATCAGCGACGACGCGTTCTACTCGCTGTTCTCGGGTATCGTCTGAGGCAGCACTCGAACCCGGGGGTCCTCTGGAGACATCGGGCCCCCGGGTTCACGCGACAGCACACTTTTGTATTACTACAAAGATCGGAACACACAATGACTTACGATGAGATTCTCGAGCGGGTCCAGTACTCGATATCGCAGGCCCGGCGAATGGGGTCGTATTGGTCGGCCACACTCGACACCGCGCATTTCACGCACGACGTGATCTCGAAGATGGCTCGAGACTCCATGGAGTGCAAGAACCACATTCGGGCCCTCGACAGCCTCGAGGAGGATGCTCAGAACCTCCCGCTTCTCGTGGAGGACGCCGACGTCTCCGACATTCTCGCACTCGTGTTCCAGACGAGGGATGTCTGGAGCTCCATTCGCACCGCTTTGAAGAACACCCTGAGGGAGACGATCTGAGATGGACCGTATTCGCGTTATCGTCGAGTGGACTCGCATCACCGCCCGTTTCTGGAGGCTGTACGTAGATCCCTGGAACGAGGACCAGACGTTCCTGCGTGACGACTATCGCACAGCTCACGCGTATCTCGAGGAGCTGAAGTCACTCCCCGTCACTCCGGCACTGATCACCGCCCAGGAGGAGCTCCAGACGCTTCTTCACAATCTCGATTGGAAGGTCTCATGATTCTCCGCACCCGCGTCAAGGATGCACCGGACATCGTGGACGAGATCACTGGACCCGTTACTGTCCTGGACGGCGAGTGGTGCATCCCGGTTACGTACCCGAACATGTTCCTCGAGGGAGATATCATAGAGGACGTGGTCCACTACAGCGACAAGCGATGGACCATCACGGAGACCGAGGACGAGATCGAAGCCGTCTGGAAGCACGATCGTACAGAAGAAGCACGCTGATGAGGACTATCGTATTTCACTTGACTCACACGGATCACAACGGCAACTTGCATACCGAGACTCGGCACTGGAAGGAGCGCGAGCACAGCGTTCAGAAGCTCCTGGACATCATGCTCCGCAAGCACGGTCTGCACCGCCCTCGCCTGGTCAACAAACGGTATGAGCTCGACCGCACCATCTACCATTACCACGCGGAGCCCTCGGATGACTGAGCGGTGGATCGAGTCCACGTACTACGAGAACACCGAGGTGAGCGATCTCGGAAACATCCGACGGACCTCGGACAAGACTCCTCGTAACCACCCGATGAGGGTTCGCAATCGCGCCACGACCGCCGAGCCCTGCGTTACTCTGCACCCCATCGGTGCTAGGACTCCCGCGGGTCGAAAAGCCTGGCGCACCGTCCCCCTGCGACGAATCGTATGGGAGACATTCCATGACGAGAAGCTTCCGCGCGGCAAGTTCGTCAAGTCCTTGAACGGGGATGTCGAGGACTGCCGTCTGTCGAATCTCTTCGTCACGTCGCCCCACGAGGTCGAGCGGGCCAAGCTCGAACCGTGGACCATGACCGAGGACTACCGGCAATGCTACGAGTGGTTCACGCATTGCGTGAACCTTGACGGGGTGGTGCGCAAGATCTCCGACGGGTTCAGATACAAGTGGGGGACCACCGGTCAGAATCGGAAGACGCCCTACGTCACCCTGTGCAAGGGGGGAACGCGAGTCCACGTCGGTGTTGCCAGACTCATGGCGGACGCCTGGATCCGTCCTCTGGATAAGGGGGAGAGGGTCGTCCTGGACGATCCCGACGCTCCCCTCACTCTTGAGAACATCCGGATCATGGATCTCAACGACGCCATGATCCACACGCGAGGCATAGGCCTGGCCAAGGCGATGGGGTACTCGGCGGCGAGTTTCGAGAAGACCCCCGAGAAACGCAAGTACGAAGCGGCTAAGGCGATGGGAGCAGTCAGTGAGTGGGATGAATACATTTTCGGGTGACGAGCACCCGAGCGGGTCGATCGACGAGACGGCGATTTGAGCGGCCGCGTATGGGCTCCCGTGGGCGATGGAGAACGCGTCGAGGTATCGATCGGCGGTGTCTGTCGCACTCGGAATGAGCGATACTACTACCGGACCTTCGAGAAGGACAACGGTTATCTGGTGGTCAATCTGCCCACCTTGAGCGGAAGCAGGACGTACTACCTGCATCGTGTGGTCTGGGAGGCGTTCAGAGGTCCTCTGGGCCCTGATGAGCACGTATACCACGTCAACGGCGACAAGCGGGATAATCGCCTGGAGAACCTCGCCGTACGCTCCCGTTCAGACGGCGTGCGGCAATCCTGGGCCGATCGGAAGGAGGCTTGGACGCAGATGGCTCTTGAACTGGACTCATGGGCGTGATGCTCTGGAGTCACCAGCAAGAGGCCTTGCAGAAGATGACCGACGGGTGCATCCTGAAGGGCGGAGTGGGTTCCGGGAAGTCCCTTACGGCTCTGGCGTATATCGTCGAGTCGTACGAGACCCCCCGGTCCACTTCGCCCTCCGGGGCACCCGCCATGGTTTATATAATTTGCACGGCCAAGAAGAGGAATGACCGCGAATGGCACGACGAGGTCGTTCGTATGGGTCTTGAGGAGAGGGGGTACCGGGTCGTCATAGACTCCTGGAACAACATATCCAAGTACAAGGGGGTGAGAAAGGCGTTCTTCGTCTTCGACGAGGCTCGTGGAGGCGGTCAGGGGGCTTGGGGGAGGGCGTTCATCAAGATAGCCCGTCAGAACCGCTGGATCCTCCTGAGCGCTACGCCCGGGGATGACTGGATGGACTACCTGAATGTGTTTCTCGCTCACGGGTTCTACCGCAACAAGACCGATTTCGTGGAGCAGCACGTCGAGTGGGACCGTTTCGCGAAGTACCCAAAGGTGAAACGTTGGCACAACCAGAGCAAACTCCAGGATTTCAAGCGCCTCGTGACCGTTTCGATGCCCGATAAGCGCCACACGCGCCGAATCGTCGAGTGGGTGGGTGTACCTTATGACAAAACGGCGTTCAAAACCTTGATGAGGGACCGTTTCGATCCTTGGAGGATGGAGCCCATCGAGGATGCCGGAGCCCTGTGCTATGCCGCTAGGCGCATGGTGAACGACAACGAGGCACGTATGGAACGCGTGAGAGCCATTCTGAGGCGTTTTAAGCGCGTGATCGTATTCTACTCCTTCGACTACGAGTTAGAGCTTCTACGTGGCTTACACGGCCTCTCAGGGGTATCTGTGAGGGAGTACAACGGCCACAAGCACGAATCCTTGCCGGAGGGGGAGTCGTGGGTGTACTTGGTGAACTACGCGTCGGGCGCTGAGGGGTGGAATTGCGTGACGACGGACTGCATGATTTTCTTCAGTCTGTCGTATTCCTGGCGTCAGACGCAGCAGTGCATGGGGCGGATCGACCGTATGAACACCCCTTACACGAACTTGAGATACTGGTTTCTCTACACGCAGAGTGACATAGATCTCGCTATCCGGCGTGCTCAGGGCCGAAAGGAGGTCTTCAACGAGAAATCTTGGGCCCTTGGCCGGGCCTGAGCAGCCGATAGTAAAATGGCTGCTACCCTCTGCAGCCAGGGGAAAAAATGACTGCAGAGGGCCGGCAGCCACCGATCGGCACGTCTTGGCCTACAGCGTTTTGGCTTGCAGCCAGATTTGTGACTCGGATTTCAGATTTGGCTGGAGGACTTTTCGTTGGAATCATGCGGTTTTGTACCCCCTAGAAGCCAAATCCTTACTTCTTACTACTTGGAAAATAAATAATAAAAGAGAGAGAGAAATATAGAAAAATATAGCGGTATAGGAAAAAACCCACTTTTGGCTAGAATCGTTTACTCCTGTCACACCAGTCACAAATAGTCACACCAGTTACAGGTTACGCCACAGTTTTAACATCTGTAACATCTGTAACATGTTTGCCCATTACGCGTCTCGACCCCCCCCTGATCCAAGATCTTCCATACCCACCATATCGCCTACTCAACATGCATTATAATGAAGGAGGATCATCTCCTATCGATTTACTGGAGCCGCCATGCTCGAACGAGACTTCCAGGCCAAGCTCATCAAGGAGATCAAGAACCGGCTTCCGGGCAGTATGGTTTTGAAGAACGACCCGAACTACAAGCAGGGTGTTCCTGATCTCCTCGTTCTCCATCGAGACCGATGGGCCGCCCTCGAGGTGAAGGCCTCCCCCAAGGCCAAGCACCGTCCGAATCAGGATTGGTATGTATCCAAGATGGACGACATGGCCTACGCCGCGTTCATCGATCCGTCCAACAAGGAGCACATTCTAGATGAAGTTCAACGATCACTCGAGGCTTGAGGGCGCACACGCATTTCTGAGCGCCAGCAAGTATCACTGGGTGAACTACGACGACGCCAAGTTGATCGAGTCCTACCGCACGGCCAAGGCCGCAGCCATCGGAACTCGCCTCCATGCAATGGCCGCCGAGCACATTCGCCTCGGTATGCGCATGCCCCGCAACAAGGTGACGTTCAACGCCTACGTGAACGACGCCATCGGGTATCGCATGACTCCCGAGCAAGTTCTTTACTATTCGCCGAACGTCTACGGGACTGCCGACGCCATCCGCTTCTACGAGAATTCTCGATTGCTCAGGATCCACGATCTGAAGACGGGAACGACTCACGCCAGCATGACGCAGCTCAAGATCTATGCGGCCCTCTTCTGCCTGGAGTACGACGTCCGTCCTGGAGATATTTCGGCGGAGCTGCGGATCTACCAGAACGACGAAGTGATGATCGAAGAGCCCGATGTTGATGAGCTCGGGCATATCATCGACAAGATCGTTCACTTCAACAAGCTTATCGAAGACATCAAGCTCGAAGATGCCTGAGGGCTAGAGCAGGAGGTTCAATGCTTCCGGACGATATTCTCGTTCACTACGGTACACCGCGCCATTCGGGACGGTACCCCTGGGGTTCGGGCAAGGATCCCTACCAGAGCGCTAAAGGCTTCTTCGCTGCGAGACAGCGCCTTCGCGACCAGGGTTTGAGCGACACCGAGATTGCTCGAGGCTGGGGGATGTCCACCACGGAGTTCCGAGCCATCGGCATGCATCTCGGCGAGGAGAAGCGGGCTGGAGACATTTCGCGAGCCGTCCGCATGAAGCAGGCCGGACTTCCGAACACGGCCATTGCCGAGAAGATGGGAATCAACGAGTCATCCGTTCGCAACCTTCTTTCCAAAGACACCCGCGAGATCAAGTCCAACGTCGGTAGGACTGCGGACATTCTGGCGGAGCAGGCCCAGAAGCACAAGTACATCGAGTACGGCGCCGGTGTTGAGCTCAACATGGGGTGCTCCGACGCCACGCTTCGTACGGCTGTAGAAGTTCTCAAGCAGCGCGGGTATGTCACCAACGAGGTATACATCAAGCAGGCCGGGAGCGATAAGTTCACCACACTCAAGGTTCTATCGCCTCCTGGAACGAAGCGCTCCGATCTGATGGCCAACCGCGACAAGATCCGGACTCCGGGAATCGCCGCGGACCTGGATGGCGCATTCACCACCGGTATTAAGAAGCCTTCATCCATTTCGTCCAAGCGGGTAAAAGTCCGTTACGACGAGGACGGAGGCACGGACATGGATGGCGTCATTCAGATTCGCCGTGGGGTGAAGGACCTCTCACTCGGCAACAGCACCTATGCCCAGGTTCGAATCGCCGTGGACGGCACCCATTACCTTAAAGGAATGGCCATGTACAGCGATGACCTTCCCAAAGGTGTGGACGTCGTCTTCAACACGAACAAGAAGAAGGGCACCCCGAAGCTCGGCCCCAAGGACAACACTGTCCTGAAGCCTATGAAGAAGGACCCTGACAATCCGTTCGGCGCCACCATCCGCAAGCAGCTGTACTTCAAAGGCAAGGACGGCAAGCAGAAGCTGTCGGCGATCAACATCGTCAACGACGAGGGGACCTGGGACAAGTGGAGCCAGTCTCTCGCTTCTCAGTTTCTTTCAAAGCAGTCCCCCGTCCTAGCCAAGAAGCAGCTCGCCAAAGTGCGGGAGTCGAAGCAGAAGCAGTATGACGACATCATGAAGCTGACGAACCCGAGCCTTCGAAAGAAGCTGCTCATTTCGTTGGCGGATGATTGCGACTCGGCGTCTGTCCACCTCAAGGCCAAGGCCCTACCAGGGCAGAGTTCGCAGGTTATTCTTCCTCTCCCTCACATGAAGAAGAACGAGATCTACGCACCGAACTACCGAGACGGCGAGGTTGTATCGCTCGTTCGTTATCCGCATGGCGGTACTTTCGAGATCCCCCAGCTCGTCGTCAACAACCGCAACAAGAAAGCTCGCCGCACACTCGGACAAGTCACCGACGCTGTCGGTATTCACCCCAGCGTTGCGGAGAGACTCAGCGGTGCTGACTTCGACGGGGATAGTGTGGTGGTCATTCCGCATCGTGGCAAGACCAGGATCAAAGCCGCCAAGCCGTTGAAAGGACTGGAGGGCTTCGATCCGAAACGGGCGTATCCGAAGTACAACGGAATGAAAGTCATGTCCGACACCCAGACTCAGATGGGCAAGATCAGTAATCTTATCACCGACATGACCATCAAGGGCGCCAGTGAGCAGGAGTTGGCCCGGGCTGTTCGTCATTCCATGGTTGTCATCGACGCGGAGAAGCACCAGCTCAACTATAAACAGTCCGAGCGTGATAACGGCATTTCCGCCCTCAAGAAGAAGTACCAATCCGGTGGAGCATCCACCCTCATATCGAGGGCCAGCGGTGAGAAGCGCATACCCAAGCGCAAGGCCCGCTCTGCTCGAGACGGTGGGGGTATTGATCCGAAGACCGGCAAGAAGTTGTGGGTGGAAACCGGCGAGAGCTATATCAATTCCCGGGGCAAGAAGGTGCTGCGCACTGAGAAAGTCCCACGTATGGCTCTGACCGATGACGCCTACTCATTGTCTTCGGGGACCCGGATGGAGAACCTGTACGCCGAGCACGCCAACTCGCTGAAGGCCCTGGCCAATAAAGCGAGGAAGGAGGCCGTGTCACAGCCCCGGGTCAAGAAGAACCCCCAGGCTGCCAGGCGTTATTCTCGAGAGGTGGCTGAACTAAAGGCCCAGATCAATGTGGCACGTAAAGCGAAGCCCTTGGAGAGACAGGCACAGGTTATTGCCAACGGCGTGGTCGATGCCAAGGTACGTTCAAATCCCGACATGACTTATAAGGACCGGGCCAAAGTAACGGCCATGGCATTAAAGACCGCCCGTCAAAGACTGGGGTACGATAGAAACGCCACCCGTATCCGCCCCACCCCCCTCCAGTACCGGGCCATCCAGGAGGGTGCTGTGTCGCAGTCGATGATTGATCAAATTCTCGAAAGCGCAGATTTGGATCACCTCAAATCTTTGGCTATGCCCAAGCAGACCCACCCCCTTACAAGGCGCCAGGCGAATCGCATTTCCATTTACAGGAAGAACGGTTCGACCGTCGCCGAGATCGCCGATGCCCTGGGCATCAGTCCTGCCAGAGTTCGAGAGTATCTTTCGGGTACTGCCACAGTGGTCTAGCCACAGGACTCTGCACACGAAGCTTCTCTGAGCTTGCGTTCCGTTGTTTCCTGATCCTGCAGAGAAGCTCTCTCCGGCCTTCACTCTACACGGTGTCTCTGAGAAGGCCTTCTGCACAGGGCCTCTATGGCGGCTCCCTCACAAGGGGTTCTCCGTAGGGGCCCTGTGCACACCTGTTCGTACACACTATTACAGCAGAGGTGGTGCACCCCTACCATGCAGGCTGCTCGGCTCACTACACTGGACAACCCTTACGATCCATTCGATTCGTTCTACCAATGGTATGAGTGGGACGAGGCACATGGGTACCACACCACCTCCTACCTGGGTAGGGTGGCATGGACTAGTGACGAACTGTCTGAAGCTGATGAAGTTCTTGCAACGAATCAAGCGATCGACGAGATCATCGAGCTCGACTTGACAGGAAACTACAAAAAGGTTGAATCAAAAGAAAGCTGAAAGTTCGAATCTTTCTATTTCTATTTTCAGCCAAACGGGGGGAGAGGGGTCGCACTTCCGACACCCCCCGGGCTTCGGCCGTCCACCTCATATTTGACCCGGAGGGGTATTTTCGGTCGGGATTCGGACCAGGCCACGCGATTCGCACTCGACGCGTTTTCTTGTGTGTTCCTTTCCGCGTCGGGAGGGGTTGCTTGAGTCGCGTGGTCCGACCTGAATCCCGGTCGAACTCCGCCACAACACATCATGTCTGGGGGCAAACTCAATGCCGCGCAAGGCAAAGCCTATCGAAGTGCCGAAGAGGCCGCCCCGTTCCCCGGAAGAGGCCGAGGATCGTCTAATCTCCCTGGCAACCACGAGGGCCGAGATGATGCTGGCCGAGGGCACGGCTCCTCCGTCGGTTGTAATTCACTATCTCAAACTCGGCACCAGTCGTGAGAAGCTCGAACAGGAGCGACTCCGTGCCGAGAACAAAATGCTCAAGGCCAAGGCAGAAGCACTCGAGGCTTCCGCTAGAGGCGAAGAGGCGTACGCAGAGGTACTCAGAGCGTTCCGTGCGTATTCCGGCGGTGGTGTCGGTGAGGACGTACTCTGAACTGATCGAGCTTCCCGATTGGGACTCGAGACTGCGCTACTTGCAGACTTTCTCGGATCCGTACGCACGCACATTCGGCGAGGGTCGCTACCTGAACCAGAGGTTCTATCACTCGCCGGAGTGGAAGAGGTCTCGAGACATAACGATCGCTCGAGACTTGGGTCGAGATTTGGGCATTGAGGGGATGGAGATCCAGGGGAAGCTCCTTGTTCATCATATGAACCCGATGAAGCCCGAGGATCTCATAGATTTCAACCCTGCGGTGCTCGATCCGGAGTACCTCATCACCGTGTGCCACGATACGCACAACGCTATACACTACGGCTTCTCTCGAGAGAGTGAGCTGATCGAACGTCGAGAGGGCGACACCAGGCTATGGTGAACAACTATCGAGACGAGCTCTTCCACTACGGAGTTCCGGGAATGAAGTGGGGTCGGCGCAAGACCTACCAGAAGGTCGGCCAACAGACCATCGGCTCGAAGTCCACAGCGCAGATCATCGCCGACAAGCGGGCCGCACTTCGCTCGGAAACCCAAGGTCGATTCGCCAAGGCATCCGTCTCGTACTTCGCCAAAATGGCCGGAGTCCAGCGAGGTGCCGCCAACGCGAAGAAGAAGCACGACGCCAAGGTCGAGCTAGAGCGGAAGAAGAAAGAACGGGAGCGGATCCGTGCCGAGAAGGCCGCCGCTCGAGAAGCAAGAAAGGCGGCACGAGGAAAGTGATCCGTTACAAGGACGAGTTGTTCCACTACAGCACGAAGCCTTCCGCTGCACAACCCCTTCGCAAGAAGAAGCGCATTTCAGTGGAAGAGGACGAGAAGGCGCCCAAGAAGAAACTTTCCCGTCGTCAGATGCTTATCCAGGCTCTCCAGAAGAACCCGACGAAGATCGGAACTGATGCGGGTGAGCCAGAGGAGAACGAAGACGATGAGTCGGAGCAGGACCTCTCAGCCAAGTCCAAGCGCAAGAAGCTCGCTTCCAAGAGCGTGAAGGGCGAGCCGCGCTTCCCCCTCAAGAAGGCTTCTCGCTGATGGAGGACAGGTCGATTCTCCAGACCGTCAAGAAGATGCTCGGCCTCGAGGCATCGTATACGGCATTCGACGACGAGCTCGTCTCGCACATCAACTCGGCGATCTTCGAGTCGGCCCAGCTCGGCCTGCCTCGTTTTCGCATCACCGGGCCGTCCTCGACGTGGGGCGAATGGCTCGGCGAGGACGAGCTCAAAATCGAGGCGGTCAAGTCTCTGATCTACGCACGCGTTCGACTCGACTTCGATCCCCCGAACAACTCGTACGTCACTGAGGCGTTTCAGAAGCGGATCGTCGAATTGCAGTGGCGCATCAACCAGGAGAAAGAATTCTCATGAGCAGGTCCATCTATTGCCCCGGGGATGTCCTTGCGCATCACGGAGTCAAGGGAATGAAGTGGGGTATTCGCCGGGCTCGCAAGAGCGGCGGCTCGAGTCAGACCGGCCCCAGGAAGCAGGAGGCTCGCAAGGCGTCATCTCTGTCCGACGCAGAGCTTCAGCGTCTCGTGAACCGAGCCAACCTGGAGCGCCAGTACAACCAGGCGTACGGTCCTAAGCCCTCTCAGCGCAGTCGTCTCAAGAAGCAGCTCGCCTCGCTTCCCGGCGACATCGCCGTGAGCGCCATCCGCAACGTCGGCACGAAGTACGCCACCAATTATCTCGACAGCGCCGTATCCGCAGGAGCCAAGGCTTCCAAGAAGCGGAAGAAGCGGGGCTGAGTTCCTAGATGCTCAGTAATACCGCAACCCCGCGCTATTACGCTGAGTTCCGTGCACGAGTACTGTCGGGTGATATCCCGGTATGTCACGAAATCGAACTGGAGATGAATCGGATCGATGACCGTGTTCGCAATCCTAGTTTCTACTATGACGATCTTGCGGTCGAGGGTTTCATCCGCTTCTGCGAATCGGAGATGACTCTCACCGACGGTCAGGATCTGGTCCTTCTGGACTCGTTCAAGCTATGGGCCGAGGAGATCTTCGGCTGGTGGTATTTCATCGAGCGCTCGGTCTTCATCCAGAACGAGAACGGCCGCGGTGGACACTTCGAGAAACGCAAAGTCAAGCAGCGCCTCATCAACAAGCAATACATCATCGTTGCTCGAGGCGGAGCCAAGTCTCTGTACGAGACACTGCTGCAAGCGTATTTTCTCACAATCGATACCACCACGACCACTCAGATCACTACTGCCCCGACCATGAAACAGGCCGAGGAGGTCATGCAGCCTCTTCGAACCGCCATGACTCGGAGCAAGGGTCCGCTGTTCTCGTTCATGACCGACGGCGAGATTCGAAACACCTCGGGTTCCAAGGCCGATCGTCAGAAGCTCTGCTCCACCAAGAAGGGGATCCAGAACTTCATGACGAACAGCATCGTCGAGGTTCGCCCCATGTCCATCGACAAGCTTCAGGGGCTCCGTCCAAAGCTCTGCACGGTGGACGAGTGGCTCTCCGGCGATATTCGAGAGGATGTCGTCGGCGCTCTCGAACAGGGGGCATCCAAGGTCAACGATTGGCTTATCGTGGCCGTCTCCTCCGAGGGCACGGTCCGAAACGCCAGCGGTGACGACATAAAGATGGAGCTCCTCAAAATCCTTAAGGGCGAATACCGAGACGAGCACACGTCCATATTCTACTACCGCCTTGACGACGTCAAAGAAGTCGGAAATCCGGACACTTGGGTGAAGGCTCAGCCGAATCTCGGCATGACCGTTACATACGACACGTATGCCCGAGATGTTGAGCGCGCCGAGAACGTCCCCTCAGTCAGGAACGACATCCTGGCCAAGAGGTTCGGTCTCCCCATGGAGGGGTACACCTACTTCTTCACCTACGACGAGACTATTCCTCATAGGAAGCAGGATTTCTGGCAGTTGCCTTGCGCTATGGGATGCGATCTGTCCCGAGGCGACGACTTCACGGCGTTCACGTTCCTGTTCCCCCTCAGCGGGGATCGTTTCGGCGTTAAGACCCGGTGCTACGTCTCCGAGAAATCCGTCCTGATGCTCCCAGCGTCATTGCGACGCAAGTATCAGGAATTCCTCGACGAGGGCTCCCTTCAAGTCATGGATGGAACCGTTCTCGACATGATGGAAGTCTACGAGGATCTCGATCGCTACATTCTCGACCAGAATTACGACGTTCGAGCAATGGGCTTCGACCCGTACAACGCTCGAGCGTTCGTTGAGCGATGGACTCGAGAGAATGGCGAATACGGAGTCGAGAAAGTCATCCAGGGGGCCAAAACCGAATCCGTACCTCTCGGAGAGATCAAGAACATGGCGTTCAACCGTCTGCTTCTCTTCGATCAGGCGATCATGCAGTTCACCATGGGGAATTGCATCGCCCTGGAGGATACCAACGGCAACCGCAAGCTTTACAAGGATCGCAGAGAGCAGAAGATCGACTCCGTGTCGGCACTACTCGACGCTTGGGTCGCATACAAAGTCCACCGAGAGATATTCGACTGAAAGGAGGCCGGCGGTGTCATTCGCGTCCAGGCTCAAGCACGCCTACAACGCGTTCACGAATCAGGACAGATCACCGGACTGGAATCTGGGTACTTCCTACGCCAGTCGACCCGATCTCCCTCTCAGCGTGTACAACATGGACTCGTCCATTGTCAACACGCTTTACAACATCATCTCAATCGACGTGGCGGCCACTCCGATACGGCATATTCAGCTGGGCGAGAATGGCCGCTTCGAGTTCGAGCGAGCGTCGTCTCTCAATGACTGTCTCGAGTTCGCGCCGAACAAGGACCAGAGCGGGCGAGCCTTCGTTCAGGACATCGTTCATACGTGTTTCGAGTACGGGGCAGCGGCCGTGGTGCCTGTCGACACGGATCTGAACCCGAGGGTATCGAACACCTTCGAGATCAAGTCCATGCGTGTCGGCTACGTGACGCAGTGGTATCCCGACTACGTTAAAGTACGGCTCTACAACGATCGCAAAGGCGAGCGCGAAGAGCTGATTCTGCCGAAGAGGACTGTGGCCATCATTCAGAACCCGTTCTACGAGGTGATGAATAAGCCGAACTCCACCCTTCAGCGCTTGGCACAGAAGCTCACCCTCCTGGATGTCGCGGATAAGAGGGCGTACTCGGGCAAGCTAGATATTATCATACAGCTGCCCTACACCATCAAGTCCGAGGGTCTGCAGAAGCGAGCCGACGCCAGACTGAACCAGATTTCGGATCAGCTCACCAAGTCGACGTATGGGATCGCCTATGCTGACGGTACGGAGAAGATAACGCAGCTCAACCGTCCGGCCGAGAGCAATCTTCTGGCCCAGATCCAGTATCTGACCAAGGAGCTCTACGCTCGACTCGGCGTCACCGAGAACGTCTTCAACGGCACAGCCAAGGAAGAGGAACTCGCGCAGTACTGGAACCGAACGGTTGAACCGATGCTCGATGCAATTTCGATCGCGTTCACTCAGACGTTCCTCACCAAGACCGCCAGGACCCAGGGACAGCGAATCAAGTACTTGAAGGATCCGTTCCGCCAGGTACCGCCGTCCAAGATGATCTCGGCGCTCGACACACTCCTTCGAGACGAGGTCATCTCGTCCAACGAAGGCCGTTCGTACCTGTCACTTCCGCCCGCCCCTGACGATGGAGCGGACGCCCTGCAGAATGCGAACATCAACCCGTCCGCCAGCACGGCGCTGGACGCATTACCGTCTCAGGCCACGCCGGCCCAGGATGAGTACAACACTGAAACTACGGACGGAGGTCAAAATGACGTATGACTTCAGCGGGTACGCCACTAAGAACGACCTGACCTGCTCAGACGGTCGAATCATTCGCCGCGACGCCTTCCGTGACAACGACGGAGCCACCGTCCCGCTTGTGTGGCAGCACGGTCATAACGACCCTGCGAACGTCATTGGACACGCGAAGCTCGAGAATCGCAAGGACGGCGTTTACGCCTACTGCTCCTTCAACAAGACCGACGCGGCTGGTACTAGTCGCGAGCTGGTCGAGAACGGAGACGTGGACTCGCTGTCGATCTATGCCAACCGACTGTCCCACTCAGGACCCAGCGTGACGCATGGAAACATCGTTGAGGTCTCGCTCGTGCTTTCGGGTGCGAACCCAGGGGCGCTCATCGACAACGTGGCCGTTCAGCACTCCGACGGATCCTACGAGGACGCCGAGGATGAGGCCATCATCTACACCGGCACTACCCTCTCGCACTCGGACGAGGAGTCCGAGGATGAAGAGGACACCGAAGAGGAAGAGGAGGCCGACATGGCCAACGTGGACGACGAGGAGTTCGACGTCAACGAGTTCGTTGACTCCCTCACCGACGAGCAGGTTGACACTCTGTACGACTTCATCCAGTCCCTCCAGGACGAGGATGACAACAACGACAACGACGAGGCCGAGCACGGTTTCGGCAAGGAGGATGTTCTGGTGCACTCCAACATCTTTGAGGGTTCGGACGAGCCTGTCTACGGTGCGGTTCTGTCCCACTCCCAGATTCAGGAGATCTTCGAGGACGCTGCCCGCCCGGGCATGACGCTCAAGACTTCGTTCCTGGCACACGCTCAGGACTACGGCATCAAGGAGCCCGAGAAGCTGTTCCCCGACGCCACGCTGGTGGACAAGGAGCCCCAGCGCGTCATGCGCGAGAACAGCTGGGTCTCCAAGGTTCTCAACGGCTGCAAGCACACGCCGTTCTCCAGGGTTAAGACCCAGTGGTCCGACCTGACCCCCGACGCTCTTCGCGCCAAGGGCTACGTGAAGGCCAGCCGCAAGAAGGACGTCGTCTACGAGGTGGCCAACCGCACCACCACCCCGACCACGATCTACAACAAGACTCGTATGGACCGCGACGACGTCCTGGACATCACGTCCTTCGACGTAGTCGCCTGGATGAAGCAGAACCTGCGTCTCGCTCTTGACGAGGAGCTGGCTCGCGCTATCCTGATCGGCGACGGCCGAGACGTGTCTTCCCCGGACAAGGTCAAGGAGGCCAACGTCCGTCCGATCTGGAAGGACGACGAGCTCTTCGCTCACAGGGTCACCCTTGAGGCCGCTGCGGATCAGTACGCCGTCATCGACGCCGTTCGCCGCGCCAGGAAGAACTACAAGGGCTCCGGATCCCCGGTCCTCTACACCACCAACGAGTTCGTCTGCAACCTGCTCGAACTCCGCGACAAGAACAACAGGTACGTCTTCCAGACCCCGCAGAACATCGCCACCAGCCTGAACGTCTCCGACCTTGTCGAGGTTGAGGTCATGGAGGGCGCCGAGCGTGATGAGGGCGGAAAGCGCAAGCTGCTCGGTATCATCGTCAACCTGGCCGACTACACGCTGGGCGCCGACAAGGGCGGCGAGGTCAACTTCTTCGACGACTTCGACCTGGACCTGAACCAGCAGAAGTACCTGCTGGAAACTCGTTGCTCCGGCGCGCTGACCAAGTACAAGAGCGCTCTGGTCATCGAGCAGAAGACGGCCTGATTCGTCAAAATGGCTAAGTTCTTCGGAAAGATCGGTTACGGAGAGTCCGTACAGGTCAAGCCCGGGGTTTGGCAGGACAAGATCACCGAGAGATCGTACTACGGCGACGTCACGCGAATGATGAAGCAGTATGTCTCGACCGACAAGGTGATTCCGGATCTCCGCACGAACAATCAGATCCGCATTCTCGCGGACGCGTTCGCTCTGGAGAACTTCACGGCCATCAAGTACGTGGAATGGATGGGGGCGCGCTGGTCCGTCAGCAATGTCGAGGTCGCACGCCCCCGTCTAGTCCTCGACCTCGGAGGGGTGTACAATGGGCCGACTGCAACTCCATGAGTCTTTGGTTGGGGCCCTTGGCTCGGACCATGTGTACTACCAGCCACCGGAATCGGTCAAGCTCGTCTACCCGTGCATCGTCTATCAGCGCAACAACGCTTACCCGTATTACGCCGATAACGTGCTGTGGTGGAACTTGATCGGGTATCAGGTCACGGTCATCGATCGTGATCCGGATAGTCCTGTGAATGACAAGGTGGCCGCAATACCGACGGCTCGATTCAGCCGCTTCTTCGCGACTGAGGGCCTCAACCACAATGTGTTCACCATCTACGCTTAGGAGGATGCAGCATGGCTGCTCTCACCTGGGACCAGGATGGCGCTCGCGTCTACGAGACTGGTGTTGACCACGGCGCTCTGTACGTCGTGGATTCGAGCACCGGCAAGTACGGCAAGGGCGTGGCCTGGAACGGTCTCACCAAGGTCACTGAGACCCCGTCTGGCGCCGACATCTCCGATGTCTACGCGGACAACATCAAGTACCTCTCCCTCCAGGCCGCTGAGACCTTCGAGGGTACCATCGAGGCCTACACGTTCCCCGACGAGTTCATGGCCTGTGATGGCACCGAGGCCGCCGAGGCCGGAGTCTACCTCGGCCAGCAGGCCCGTGCGAAGTTCGGTATCGCCTACCGGACCGTCAAGGGCAACGACACCAAGGGGAACGCGTTCGGCGAGAAGATCCACGTTCTCTACGGTCTGACTGCTCAGCCTTCGGAGCGCGCTTACAGCACGATCAACGACTCTCCTGAGGCCATCAGCTTCTCCTGGAGCGTCAAGTCGACTCCCGCCGCGGTAACGGGTCACAAGCCTGTTTCCGTCATCACCCTCGACAGCACCGTGCTCACCAGCGCGAAGTACAAGGCCGCCACTGAGACGCTGTTCGGCAAGTCCGACGCCGATCCGAAGCTCCCCACACCCGACGAGCTCATCACCATCATCAAGACCGCGGCTTGATATACGCCTGCGCCCTCGGTCGATCACGAAATCCCGAGGGCGCAGAGCCTCGATAGGAACACGCATGCTTACACTTCAGATTCACGGAGAGGAGAAGTACGATGACGTGCGCAATCTCTTCATTCCGGGAATAGTCACCGAGCTGAAGCTCGAACACAGTCTTCTGTCTCTGTCAAAATGGGAATCGATCTGGAAAGTGCCGTTCCTCGGTAATCGAGAGCGCACTGCCGAGCAGTCGCTCAGCTACATCGAGTGCATGACGATCGGAAGGGTCAACCCTCTGGCGTACTCCCATCTCACCCCAGAACACGCCCAGAAGGTTGCCGACTACATCAACGACCCGATGACGGCGACGACATTCCGAGATCACGGTCCGGGATCACGAGAGATCATCACTTCGGAACTGATCTACTACTGGATGGCCACTTTCTCCATTCCGTTCGAATGCGAGAAGTGGCATCTGAACCGCCTCATGACTCTGATCCGTGTCTGCGGCGAGAAGAACAAGGATCCCAAGAAGATGAGCCGGGCCGAGATAGCTCGTCAGAACCGTTCGCTTAACGCGGCCCGTAGAGCGAAGATGGGAAGCAAGGGATGATCACAGGCACCATCTCCGGGAAGTCCAACCCGGGGTCCACAGTCGTCGTGGATGTGGTTAACGGGTCTTCTACCTCTCTCACCACGATCGACGGAAGCATCAACATCCGGGCCGTGGGATCCGAGGGCGCTTACACCCGAATCTACGTCTACTACACGGATAATACGAGCGCGAAGTACACCGGAACTCTCAGCGAGAAGCGACCGATTTCGTTCAACGCGACCAAGAACACCGGGGGTGGCGGCAACGGTAATGTCCTCATCCTACCGGTCGGTGGCGAGGTTCCGTCGGGGACGCCGTCGAACACGGTTGTCGTGCGTAGGACCGTCTGATGGCCATGCGAATCCGAGGATCCGTCAAAAGCTCGGATCCGACGAAGCCGCTCAGTTACATGGGGGCGTTCAAATCCGGCGACTGGGGGCTCCTCGTCGTGGCCGGGCAGTTCGGAACACAGGGGGATGCCACTCCTGCTGGCTGGACCGGTATTTACGACTCGGACAAGAAGGGCGAGAACTGGATTCGCTCGACCACGGTGGCCGTGCACAAGGCCCAGTGGGGGACTGAATTCCGCAACATCAACTGGGGGTCCAAGAACACTGAGTACAAGGGGCGTCAGTGCGCGTATCTCGTCGTGATCGACGGGTCCACCATCGACGATATGAAGCTCGAGGCGATTCACAGCACTGAGAACACGCAGCTCATAAGCGACGTCCCATGCTTCGGCATCATGACGATGCATGCCACGGCCGCCGAGGACGTCGTCGCCTTCCCCAGCACTACGACCATCATCACGGATGGCGCTTGGGGGAAGAAGACCGACGCGAGTTGGAGCTCGATCGCTGTTAACTACGCCACGGCTCCTTTCACTGCGCCTGCGGGTGGGTCAGTCGCTAAGAGTCGCACATTCGTCAAGGTCACGGAGCACGTCGATCAAGCGAGCGAAGACCCGACGATGGCTAACGGTACGCGAGTGGAGTACTTTGTCTGGTCCGGCACCGATGCGATCTCATGTGTCAGCATGAAGGCGATCCCCTACGGATCTCGCTCTGTTGAGGAGATGCTAAAGACCCCGAGGTTCTTCGTGGCCCATCGAGGCGGATCGGAGTCCTGGCCGGAGCACACTGAACGTGCATATTCGCAGTGCCCGATCTTCAAGTGCCATGGGCTCGAGATGAGCTGCGGACAGTCGAGTGATGGCGTATGGTTCGGATGCCACGACCAGTCGCTTTCGCGTCTTGTTCCGGCGCTCACTAAGCCTGTGGACCAGTACACGTGGGACGAGATCAAAGCCGCTGCTTCTCGGACCGAGAACATGCCCGCCAGACTCGATTGGCTGATCGAGCACTACATCGACAGCCACGTCCTCGTCGTCGACCCGAAGTACAAGACCGGAAAGTGGGAAGAATTCCTGGCGGTATTCAAGGGCCTGGAGAACAAGATCATCTTCAAGGCGTACGGCGACACGCAATGGGCGTTCGACCCGATTCGCGCCAAGGGCGTGAAGACGTGGGGGTATGCTTACGCCGGAGACAAGGACAAAGCCTGGTATGCCGACTGGGCCGCGGGGAAGACCTGCGATGTTCTCAGTATGGAGTACACCGCGCCGCAGGAAATCTGGACCGCGCTCAAAGCCTCGGGCAAACCTCTGGTCTCGCACATTCCTTCTGTTCCCGAATCCGTCAAAATGGGTTGGGACAAGGGGGCGGACGGTACGATCTGCTCAAACCCAAAGGCGTGCGCGCCCACGTGCGCGTGAGAGGAGGATGGATTGACTGTAGCTTCGTACGCTGCTAGCTGTGCTAGATACTATGCTGATGACGCGAACATCGGATACAGTCAGCCTGAACGATGGACCTTCTACGACCAGTCCGACTGGGACGGTTGGTTCCACGGAATCGCAGCCAACGCGGATTGCTCGTCGCTTGTCGCGGGATGCTACAACCTGGCCGCCCACCACGAGTGGGGCGAGCCTTTCACCGCGGGATACTTCCCGAAGTCGACCTGGACCGGATCCCTTCGTGAGGAGTGCGCTCAGCGCAACTTCGCGGATATTTCGGACTCATGGAACGGTAACGAGCCTGACGGCGGTTTCGAGGTTGGCGACATCGTCCTGAGCGAGGCCGCCTCAGGAGGCCGTGGACACGTGGCCATCGTGACCCAGACAGGCCCTACGGTCCTAGCCGAGGCCTGGATCGCGGAAGACGGTTCCATCGACGGTTACGCTGGTGACCAGACCGGTGGCGAGGTTCGCACGATCCTCTACAACGACCACCCGTATACCAACGGAGACGCCTGGACCCACTGCCTTCGTCGCAGGGACAATCACGTCTCCGTGGACGACGGGACGAATTCCGCGAGTTCCGGATCTTCGTCCTCGAGCGATTCCAGTCCTTCGGCCACGAGCATCCAGGATGCAGTACTGCAGGCCGCCGACAATGTCGGTTGCCCGTGGTGGGCGGCACTCGCCTGCTTGTGGATGGAGACCGGTTTCGAAGGGGCGAACATCTACGGCAACGACGCTGGCGGCGCCTGTTCCGGATGGGGCGAGGTCACGAAGGAGAACTTCGAGAACGACTTCTGGCCCGTCGTTTCGAACTGGGGCACGTCCAACGGCGTCGGACCTCTGCAGGTGACTTACAACGGCTACTTCATTCAGGATCCGAACCGTGCTTGGTGGGATCCCGAGAAGAGCGCGGAAGTGGGTTGCGCAATTCTGCGCGATCTGATCGCTTACGAAGGCGATTCGTACGAGGACCTTCGCCGAGTCGGATCTCGTTACAACAGCGGAAATGCTTCGGGTGCTTACGACTCCTACGGCGTTCCGTTCTCGCAGCACTGCGAATGGTGGTACAATCACGGCCGTCCTTCGGGCGGCGGAGAGGAGTCATGGATGAGTGAGGGTGTCGACATTCTCAAGGAGATGAACGCTCGCCTGATCGAGATCTCGGACCAGACCGGTTCCGGCATCGCTGGTCGTCGTTTCGACGGTCCCCTGGTCGGTTGGTTCAAGACTGTGAGCGGCCAGCTCTCCAACCTGAACGACAAGGTCGACGCGCTGTCGGCCAAGCTCGACCAGAAGTGATCTGAGGAGGTCCAGCCATGCCTACGGGCAAGTTCAGCGGGCGTTTTCCCGCGTGGTCCGTCGTTCAGGTGGACTGCCTCGACGGCGACACCTTCGTCAAGTTCGTGGACGGCACCGGGCGTCTGACCGGTCAGGTCGATTACCGCGAGAAGCTCGACGCTCGCGTTTGGTGTCATGTCGGCATGGCTGAGGCCTATCGTCTCGTTGCGCTCGACGCATCCAGGGTCACAGACGTGTCTCTGGATGTGCCGGGCGCCAACGGAGGCGACACTGAAGAGCTCGAGCGACAGATAGACTTGCTGGCCCAGGACGTTTCGCCGTTCGTCAAGGGGCACAGGTACTACAGCCCGGTAACCTACTTCTGGCCGGACTACTACAACGGCGCGACGTCAAAATGGAATAGAACTCTCGGATACGGATCCTCCCTCGGCGTTGTCATCATGAACCGGAACAGCGGCGACTGGAAAACGTTCGACGCCGACTTCCAGAAGCAGGCGGCCAGAGCGCTTTCCGCCGGGGCTAAGCGCTGCGTCTTCTATGTCAAGACCCAATACGGCGTTGCCGAGCTTCCGAAGGACGACCCTGCTCGCGAAGGAGTACCCGACGTCGACAAGTACACCCAGGACTACATCCTCCAGCAGATCGCCTGGGCGAAGAAGAACTACCCGAACGAATGCCAGGGGGTCTTCCTCGACGAGGTGGTCAACGGCTGGGGGGCACAGGCACCCAGACTCGACTGGTACAGGCAGCTGTTCAAGAAAATTCGCGATCTTTACGGCAAGCAGTTCCTCATCGTCATCAACACCGGGTCGAACATCGCTGATGACTTCGTCAGTGCGGATTTCGACATCTGCATGTGCTTCGAGGAGAAGGCCGAGACCTACCTCAAGAACGATGCGGCTAAGCCGGTCATGACCGACCGGATGATGCAGGAGCCGGCCACTCGCTGGTGGCACGTCATCCACGACGTCACCAAGGACAACTACCAGAAGGTCGTGAACCAGGCGGCGTCTCTCGACGTGGCGCACCTCTACATCACCGACGGCCAGCTCGTCAAGGGCGAAGGCGGTCAGTGGAAGCCTGAGGTGAATCCATATCAGAACCCCCCGAGTGAATGGCTTATGCCTCTCACCATCGCATGGGCGAACGGCTACCTCGATATCCTTAATCGGGTAATAGCTCTGGAGGCCAAGCAGAAGTGAGCATCTCGCTCTCGCTCGACGGCAAGTTCGTCAAGACCGAGGCGTGGCTCACCAAGCTCAAGGAGCAGGAGTACCTCGACGTACTCGAGGACTGCGGTCAGCGGGGCGTGGACGCGTTGAGTGATGCCACCCCCGTTGACACGGGCCTAACCTCGCAATCCTGGACCTATAACATCGAAAAAGGGTCCGGTGTCGGCCGTATCGTGTGGTCGAACACGCACGTCGTCAACGGAGTCAACATCGCCGTGATTCTCCAGTACGGACATGGCACCGGCACAGGTGGCTATGTCCAGGGCAGGGATTATATTAATCCGGCCATGAAACCCATATTCGACGAGATCGAGCAGAGAGTGCTCAAGGTGGTGAATTCCGTATGAGTACCATTGAAGACAAAGTCGTGTCCCTCAAGTTCGACAACAAGCAGTTCCAGTCCGGAGTTGCCGAGTCTCTCCAGTCCGTTGAGAAACTCAACACGGGCTTGAAGATGGAGGGCGCCACCCAGGGACTCGACAACGTCGCGAATTCTGCAAGGCGTTTGACATTCGGAGAGGCCATCAGCGGCGCCGGGAACCTGATCTCGAACATGAGCGTTCTCGGGGTATCCGGCATCGCAGCACTTGGGGGCATTGCGTCGAAAGCCGTCTCCGTCGGAACGGACTTGATCAAGTCCCTCTCGATCGAACCGGCACTCGACGGTTTTCAAGAGTACGAGATGCAGCTCAACTCGGTTCAGACGATTCTCGCCAACACGGCGAGCAAGGGCGAGGACATCAACAGTGTCAACGCCGCCCTGGACGAACTGAACACGTACGCGGACCAGACCATCTACAACTTCTCCGAGATGACTCGAAACATCGGCACCTTCACGGCAGCCGGTGTGGGTCTTAAGGACTCGGTGTCCGCCATTAAAGGTCTGAGCAACCTTGCGGCCGCCTCCGGCTCGACCAGCGCCCAGGCGTCTACGGCCATGTATCAGCTCTCGCAGGCTATCGCTACCGGTACGGTTCGTCTTATGG